AAAGTCAGTTTCGTGGTAGTTCATTTCTTTCAGGTATACCTTGGTGTGGTTCTTCATAGACGGATGATTTCTGTGCCGTGTTGTTTGACATAGTTCATCATCGCTTGGTTATGAGCGTTGAAGTCCTCTCTTTGTTCGTTGTGCTGGTATGATTCTTTGAGTCCTTTGAAAGTCCCTCTACCTCCGTCAATGCCTATCGTGTAGATTTTAGGTACTCGTGGGCATAGAAACGAGAAAGCGAACCCTGATGAGTTATGTGTTTGGTGAAGTTTCAAGTCCTTGTTTGGGTCAATAGCGAATTGCACAAAGATAGTATTGCTTGTGGTAGGTGATGAGCAAGTCCTGGTCAAGATGTACCGAGCGTTGATTGGTGACTTGATGAACTTGGTGGGGTTTTGGTAGATGATAGGATCGTGTAAAGCTGCGATGTCCGCATACTTGATCACATCAATGGCTGCGTTGATTGTCCAGATGTTGAACTCATCGGTGTGCTTCCAGTTCTCCAAACTCTGACCAGTCCCAGCGACCAACCAAGGTTTCTCCCAGAACCAATCCTCACTTGCGAGTTCTTCTACGCTTCGTAGGTTGTTCGTCATCTGCTATCTGTGCTGCTTGAGTTTCCTTCTGTTGTGCTTCTGCTCGGATGATTAGAGAGTAGAAAGCCTCTACAAAGCAAGTGGAGCAAGTTGGCATCGGTCTTCCCATTTCGGTTTGGTAGATGTTGCGGAGTCGGACTCCTTGTTCGGGAGTCACTCGGAAAAATCCTGACTGCTTCCATTGTGCAAACAACGGAGAGAGTTCAAGGACAAAGTCAATGTCTTCTGTGGTCATATAAAAAATGAATAAAGGGTTTGAGTAACGAGTAGGAATGCTACCCACTTGATGTCGGTTTTTGGGCTATAATGTTTCATTTATGGCTCAATGTGTGTGATTTTTATTTCTTTAATGACGGAATTTAGCCAAATAGCGTCAGTTAAGTGACGGAATTTATAGATAGCGGTTGATTGTTGTTGACAGCCACCCAGAGAGAGCAGCAAAGGCAATGCCACTCCACCCGTAAAGTGGAACAAAGAGCAGAAGCCCAATCCACCATCCCATACAGAGTTCACAAGTGAAGGGTTTAATCTTCGCCTTCCAACCTATCTCTGAGACAAATATGATGGAGAGACAACTGACTCCGACTATTTCTAATAAGGTATTCATTATTGATTTTTATTTTAAGTTCGTTCACCACTCGGAGGATTTCTTGACGGCTAATGTCTGTAACTCGTGCAATGGCTCTTGCTGACCTCGGTCTGATGTTGTCATCGCCTTTTGACCAGAGTTCCCAGATTCTGCTCTCATACCAATCGCATTTCTCAAGGACGGCATCAATTGCCTCTTGATGGTGTTCGGTGTAGGGTTCATCTTCGCACTCAATCTCCACCTGGCTTGTATCCTCCATTCCTATTGGTCGGAGAAAGTTCTTCTCAAAGGATGTCCGTTTGCCGTAGAACTGATTCAAGATGATGCGAGACACAAACCCAGCCCAGTATCCTGATTCGTATTTTTCTACAATCCAAGATTCGGACTTCTCGCAAAGGATGAGGAAGAGTTCTTGGTAAAGGTCTGACGCAAGTTCTTTGCCTACCTTGATACAAAAACCCCTCACCCAATCCTCACGAGTCAATTCGGATATGATTTCCTCTTTTGTGATATTTCAAAGTTTGTTCAAATTTGTTGGTTATTTTCCACAAGTTCTCAACTCAACAAACTCCCAGCCGTCTTTCTCGTACTTCTTCCGGTAGAATTTGACTTGGGCTTCTGTGGCACAACAGATATCAGATTGATTGATACCTTTCCGCATCACGAGCAGCCAAGATTTCCCTGGCGTGTATGTAGGTTTGGATTTCAACGAAATTTGATTTAGGTAATGAGATAAGGTCTTGAATTTGTCGGTATCCGTGAATGGCGGTTGAGTGGTCTCGGAGCATAAACTGACCTAATTGCAACCAAGAGAAACCAGCCCTTCTTCCAATGTAGAAGAACACTTGTCGGGCAATGACATTGTGACGCTCTCTGTTGGGTGACCTCATCTCAGAGATTTCTACTCCTGAGGCGTGAGAAACGGCTCTTGCTATTTCATCAAGTGGTGCATTGCGGTTGATTGGATTCTCTAAATCTTGCAAGAGGATTTTGTACTCCTTGATGGCTTGTCTTGCATTGGCAAGGTTTGACCAGAGCGTCTGACACTTCTTCAGAAGGCGAGTGTTCTGGATTTTGAGTTCGGTGTTTTCTTTATATAGGTCTTTCATAATAGTTTACCTTGAATAATTCCTGGCTTTGACCATTGGTCTGCCATTGCCTTAGCAATCCCAGCAAAAGTGGTGCTGCTTTCTTTCCAGTTTTTTGCAGTACCAAAATTATAAGATTGCCCTCTTTTCTTACCTCCAGTATTAGATGGTAGAAAAGGCTGATGATCATTGACAATTTGAGTTGGCCGTAGCTTTGGTAAATTTTTCAACCATAGCAATGTTCGTTTGGAATAAGGATGACCAAATTCGTAAGGTTGAATAGATTGAGTTGCCTCTGGCATTTTTAATATTTGTAATGGTGTAGGGTTTTCAATTGCTATCATTTTGATATTTGAGTTGTATAACCTCAAAAAAAATTCTTTTGCCTTCAAAGCTTCTTTTAATCTATCTTTATTGATTTGCCCATTTCCGTGCATCCATCTCGCTCCTGCTCTACTAATATAAGTACAAGGAGGATGAGCGATCATCATATCCCATCCGTCATTGATTATATCAAAAACATCACCAGTGTAGTGAGGGCCAGGTACATCGGTTTGGAGCAAATCACAACTCATTGCATCGTGTCCAAGTTGCAAAAAAGCATCTCTCACAGTTCCACTGTATTCACAAGCTATTAAAACTTTCATTCTGTAAATTTTGTAAGTGACCCGGTGAACTTGACATCTATTGTCACACATTCTCCGTGTCGGTTTTTTGCAATCATTAATTCAGCATCCTCTGTTTCGGGTTTCTCGTCTTGATAGTAGGCTGGTCGGTAAGGAAACAGAATCGCATCAGCGTCTTGTTCTATCGCTCCTGACTCTCTTAGGTCGGAAAGCATTGGTCGGTGGTCTGAGCGTTGCTCTACTGCTCTTGAAAGTTGTGAGAGAGCAATGATGCAGATGCCCAACTCCTTAGCAATAAGTTTGAGGTTGCGAGAAATCTCAGCGACTTCCTCTTGGCGATTTGCCTTTGTGCCTTTCATTAGTTGGATGTAGTCAATCACAACCAAGTCCAGTCCGTTCTTCTGCTGGTGGATTTTTAATTTGCCGAGCAGTTTGTCAATCCGTATAGAGGTATCATCATCCAACCACAGAACTGGGTTGTCTGCGATCGTGTATTCAACGATGCGGTCAATGTGTCCTTGAGAGAGAGAGTTGCTTCTGATTTTGTAGTTCTCAATGTGTGTTTCGTGGGTGAGGATTCTTCGTGCCAATTGGTCAACCGACATCTCTAAAGAAAGAAAGAGAACCTTGTATCGCTCTGCTGCCAACAAAGCCCAAGTCATTGCGATGGCTGACTTACCCATTCCCGGTCTACCAGCACAAATAATCAGGTCTCCTCTGTTCCACCCTCCTAAGTATTTGTCCAAGTATCTCCAGCCTGTGATCATTCCGTTTGTAGCGTCTTGGCGTTGGAATGCTTCGCAGATGTCATCACAAGCTTTGTTGATGGCTTTGCGTGATGTAATTGGCTCTCTGTCCATCTGAATCGTAGCGGAAGAGATTAAGGTGGTCAGTTGAGAAACGATGTCTCCTTTCGTGTCTATCTGAGCAAGTCCAGAAACCAGTTGTTCGTGTTCAAACTTCTTGGCGAGTTGTTTGAGATAGGCATCCACTTGAGCATATTCAGTTGCCATCCCTTGAATCATTACCAAGCGTCTGAAATCCATCGTATCTTTTAACTCAATCAAGATGTTGTGATTGTTCAAAGGCTTAGAAGACAGATAGAGTTCTTGAATCTTGGCAATGGCTTTGTCTATTGGTGACTCAAACCATCGGTGATTGACGGCAAGTAATTTGACTCGTGTTGTTTCATCAAACATCGCTGAGGCGAGGATATATTCACTTGGACTCATAGTGTAGCTTTTTTGTATTTAGGTGCTGCAAGTTCGGATTTTTGGTCAGAAGAACGAAGCCAAGTCCTGACACTTGCTTTCCAATCCTTCATCTTGTTCTTGCCTACCATCCAACCTTTTGAGGAGTAAAAGTCAATAAAGCGTTCAGCATCAAAACCAGGAAACTCTGAATTGATTTCTTCTTTGGTTGGAATTTTGAACCTATTATTCTTTTCTTCTTCTTGTTCTTCTTCTTGTTCTTCTTGCGATGCAGTATACATACCATTCACATACTCTATCAATACTCTATCTTTTATTTGCAAAAGTTCTGAGTTTATGCAACTTACAACTTTTGGAGATGTTGAGCCGTTGTATTTCATCCAATTCTTTAGAGCAATCTCTTTTGTATCTTCAGAATAGAGGATTTTCCCTGACTTAATAAAGTATCCAAGGAGTTTAGATACTCTATCAATAGAGTACCCAAGTTCAAAAGCCATTTGCTTTTTGCTGATTTCGTAGATTCCACATTGCTTTGTCTTTTCATTTGTAAGCAAATAGAGGTAGAATAAACGGTGGTCATTGTCAAGGTCTTGAATGAATGGGTCAGACCAGAATGAAGTGTGTATTTTTCTGAAAATAGCCATTAGAATCCAGCCTCCACCAAGTGATAATTGTTGTGTTTTACAAACTGAACTCCATCAACCTTGTAATCATATGTATACAATTTAAGTTCACAATTTCCAGTAACAATTTCAGGTAGATAACAAAAACTCCCACTTGTATCAATATTGTGACCAATCAATACAATGGTCATTCTGTAATCTATTTGTGGATATCTGTGACCCATAAAATGCTCAATCCCTTTTGCATAACCAACTGCTTGTAAAAAAGCACTGATTGAAATTGTGTCTTTCTTCAATTCATAGATTGTGATGTTTAATTCATCCTCATAGTATGGTCTTCTCACCGTGATTAAATCAGCGATACCATAGTTTCCAATTCTGACTTGACGGAATAACTTTCCAGCAATCCCAAGTCCTCTTTTTCTCAACTCCTCCATTCCGGATTCGCAGATGATTTGTTCCAAATCTTTTTCCAAAAATTTCATAATAAAAAAAGCCCCGAAAGGAACAGGTCGTAGCCGCAACCTGTACCCTCAGGGCAAAGTATTTTGTTCTTTGGAGAGTCGGCTACCTCTCGTGAACTTCTATTAGTATATAGCAAAGATAGTAAATTGGCTCAATACCCCAAGTCCTTCTTCCAAGTTTCTTGATGATCGTGACGGATCTTGTACTTGCTACCTCTTAGGTGTGGGTACTCTTCTTGCAACTTCTGACGGCATCTGCGGATAGTTTCAGGAGATGTGAATGCACCAGCAGCGTAGAGGCGTAGGAAATCCATTGCTGAGATGTTTGGGTTACCTGACATTTCACCTTTCCAAACAAGTGTTTGAAGGAGGTTGTCATCATCCATAGCCTTGGGATGATTCAAAAGGATTGAGGCGATTTTCTGCTTGTTCATAGTGCTTTCCCCCTATACAATTTTTTGCGTTCAGTCTTGAGGTGCTTTTGCCATTCGTTGAATTGTGGAATGAAAGGATCACGCTCAGGAACTTTTTGGTGAGGGACATCATAAGAGTCAATACCCTTTTTGATGATGAACTTGAGGTAACTGACTGCCAAGATGGCGATGGTCACCGGGATGATTAAAACTACTGGTATCATTGTGTGATGTGTTTAAGTTCGTGTGCTTCTACCCAATAAAGGCGTTCTTCTAATTTGATGAGGAATGTTCCGTTATCCTCTTGCTTGATTACCTCCACAACTTTCCCGTTGAGGTAGGCGTAAGTTGGCTTTTGCATAATTGTGTTGTTTGTCAAAGACCCCCGAAGGGGTTTCGGCTATTGAAGCCTCATCAGTTTGACTTTTATGCTTTCCATTTGATGTTGTTGTCGGTTTCTTCGGCAATGTCCATAAATTGTTTACCAAACATATAGGCGAAATACGCAGCCTTTGAAAAATGCTTTTGCTCAATCTTGTCAAAATAGGTTTCTTGACCGATGGCATTGATGTACTGAGTGTAAAACTCTGTGTCTTTGATGATTTGTTCGTTTTTCATAGTTCAAATATAAAACTATTTTTCAATATCCAAACAATTTTTTAAGAAATTATTTCAGCCAACAGTTCAGAAGCTGCATCAATCTTGTCATCAATCTCCCCTTTCACATCATCCAGGTATATCTCCAACTGATATATCTGCTTATCCTCAGGCATTCTTGGGTCATAAGAAACGAAGATTCCTTTTGACTTCTCGGTGGCCAACATTCCCAACTGCATCTGCCAATAGTATTCTGGTCGTGATTGCTTAAAGCTTTCGTTGTCCTTGATCAAGATGTGCTTGATGTGGTTGTGGCTCTCGTAGGGGCATTTGATTTCCAACAAGTGAGATGTTGACAGCCCATCAGGAGATGCTCCAGAGAACACCCCATAAGAATAGAACTTGAACTCTTGTCCTCCGTAGTAGTCCCACATCTGGTCGCTCATTGCATTGAACTTCAAGAACGCTTCTTGCTCGTGTTCAACTCCCCAATCAAGGGCTGCTCCATAGATTGGTCGTTTTTGCCCAGTCAGAATCTCGGCT